ACGCTGATGCGCTCGGCGGTGACCCGCTCGACCTTGAGTCGCCCGTCGTAGCTCGTCAGTGCGACATTGCCGCGGGCGCCGGTGATCCGGACGTCGTATGTCTCGGCGACCAGGGCGATATGAGCGGCCACGTCGTCGAGGAGCCGCGCCTTCAGGTCCGCGGCCTCGGCGCTGTGGGCTTGGCAGCGGGCGACGAGGTCGCGCACGAGCTGGTCGCGCTGCAGGTCGTGCGGCAGGACCCTGTCGACGGGGACGAGTCGGCCTTTGGCGTCTTCCAGGTAGCCTTCGGGGATGCGGGTGGGCTCGGTCATAGCGTGGGCTCCTTGGTGCGGGCGATGTCGAGGGCGACGGAACACAGGATCTTGGTGATCTCGCGGTTGTGGCGGTTGAAGCGCGCCAAGGCCGCCGCCTTGATGTCCGGGTTGAAGTCCGACAGCTCGGCGGCGGACAGTGCCAGCCGGGCGCACTCCTGATGCACGCCGGCCAAGCGGCCGAGCAGGTGGTGGCGGACCAGTCCCGCCGGCATCGGGTCAGCAGGCATCGGGGAACTCCCGCAGCAGGCTCGGGTGGGGCCGGAACTCCACCCGCGCGGTCTTGCCCGGCATCGCCTGGCGGCGGATCAGGCCGATCTCCGGCAGATCCACCGTGGCGCCGAGCCGCACCAGGCGCGCGACCTGGAACAGCGCCTCACCGATGATCAGCTCCAGATCGGACTCCGGGATGTCGTGCCCGCGCAGCGCGGTCTCCACGCGCGCGACGAGGATGCCGAGCGCCAGGTCGTCGGCGTCGGGCGGCGGATGCGCGCTCGGGTGGGTGTCGCCGACGCGGTAGGGGTGTGCGGTCTCGGTCATGCCGCCTCCTGCTGGTGGGTGGGTGTCTGTGCGGGCGTGTCGCGGATCGCGTGGCGCGCTCATGCGAGACCTCCGTCCGGCGCCGGGCCGATGCTCACGAAGTGCGCGTTGCTCGGGCGCTCGACGAAGCTGATCACCAGCTCCAAGCCGGCGCCGTCGGCGTACCCGAGCGCGTCGACGATCTGCGGGTATTCGTCCTCTTCGGCCATCCGCCAGGCGACCGGCACTTCGGGGCCGATGCCGTCGAGTGCCGCGCGTAGATCCGCCACGCTGGCGATCGGGATCCGGGTCTCGCTCATGACGGCCACCCCATGTCGCGCTCCCACTCGACCTGGATGTCGCCGATGCGTGCGGCCATGGTGGCGTTCCAGAGGGTTGAGATCTTGCGGCCGGGCTGGATCCAGTCCAGGCGCGGACGCCGGTCCACGCGAATGCACGGCCGGCCGTGCGCGCTGGCGGAGAGGATCCGGCAGCCGGCGCGCTGCAGGATGGCGCAGGCCGCCAACACCCGGCGGGCGTTGGTGAGCGTGCGGCAGCGCACGGTCAGGACGGGGCTCATCGGTGTCGTGGTGCGCATCAACGCTCTCCCAGCTCGCGATCGACGATGGACAGAAAGGTCGCGCTCGCCTGGTGCCAGCGCTCGAGCGCCTCCAATGCTTGCGCCTCCACGCGCGGGCCGCGCTCGCCGTCCAGAGACGCACCCAGCGCGGTGACCAGGGCGTCTCCGGCGTCCAGGATCTCCACCGCCGCGGAGGTCACCGCCTGCGGGTTGCCGGTGTCGTGGCTCATGCGTCCTCTCCTTTGTCGCTGGCGTTGTGCTCGCAGCCGCGGCAGGCCCGGAACAGGGCCACACGCTGCGGGTTGGTGGCGTAGAAGGGTTTGCGCTGCTCGTGGTCGCACCGGTCGCGGGTGATCTCCCCGAGGACGGGGCAGTCGACCGTGCAGCCCAGGTAGTGCCCCTCGACCAGGCGCTGCAGACGCTCGGTACGGCCCTTGTACTTGCCGCTGAGCACTTGGCTCAGCAGGGTCTCGGAGGGGTAGCCGTTGCCGCCGCGCAGGGCCTCGACCACGCGCCGCTGCGAGGTCTTGGCGACCGCCTCGCGCAGGGTTTCGAGCCAGTCGGGCTGGGCGCTCATGCGCGCCTCCCGGTTTCGAGCAGGGCTCCGTTCGGGGCGTAAACGCGGCCCGTATTGGGGTCGTAAACCTCCTTTTTCCGGGTGATCTGCGGCGGCTTGGGGCCGGTGTAGCGGCTCGGCGGGAGCTGGTAGACCAGCCCGGCCAGGCTGCGATTGCGCGCGAGGATCCCCACGCGGGCGAGCCGGTCGCAGTAGTCGCGCGCCTCGCCCTCGGCGATGCGATGCGTCTCGGTGGAGGCGGTCGCGACCAGATCCCGGACCGTGAAGGCGCCGAGGATGCGCATCGTGCGCCAGCACTGCTCGCGCCCGGCACCCATCGTCACCGGCGAGCCGTCGGCGCGCAGCCGCGGGGCCTCGGCGCCCGGATCGCGGATCAACTGCCAGCCGTCGAGACCGTCCTCGGTCGTCACCGGGGCGAGGTAGCCGCCGGCCTCCAGGGCTCGGAGGTAGTCGCGCACCCGCTCGCGTTTCACCGCGCCTCGGAGCTGGCCGCGGACCGTAGGGACTTGGAAGATGGCGCCCTGGGCGCCGACGCGACGGATGGCGCGCCACATTTCGGGGCGGAGGTCGCGGGTCATTGGGCGGCCTCCGGCTCGGAGGGCTTCGGGCGCAGCGCGTCCAGCGCATTCATGCACCCGACAAGCGCGGTGCGGTCGATCACCGCGCTCAAGAGCCACTCAGTACGGGGGAGTACTTGCGCCTCCGGGAGCCATCCCACCGCCACAAGGCACGGACAGCCCTCCAGCACCTGGATACCGAACACGTGCCGGTCGTGCAGGCTGATGATTCCGGTATATCCAGGATCGAGCTGGAGGCATGCCGGACTCAGCCAGTCGCTGAGCGCCCCGCACTCCACGCCAAAGATATCGATCGGCACAACGACCTCGGACCCGTCAAGGCCGGGCGCCAGATCGATCGGCGAGCCGCCCACCAAGAGCTGAAACCGCGCCTTGCCGCCACTGACTTGACGCAGCTGCAAAGCGGGGACGCTTGACGTGAATTGCGGGCCGCTGGACCAGAGGGTTGTGTATTCCGCCGCCATCACCCGACCCTCCGCGCCGGCGGCTCGCCGGTGTAGATCGCCCGCACGGCCCACAGCCCGATGAATCTCGATGAGTTTGGCGCTCATGCCGCACCCCCCTGCTCGCCTGCGCCAGGAAACAAGGGACCTTCAAAGCTCCTCCGCTCCTCGTCCGACATAGGCGTGAAGTCGAACGTCGTCTCCCGACCCTTGCCATGCATCGTCACAACCACCCCCGGCAGGCCATTGAGAGTCAGGCGCGCGCGGGGGTAGAAGGTGGAAAGCTCCTCGAGGGCTGCCGCGGTCCAGCACAGAGTGCCGCGTGTTCCGCCTGCCTTTTTCTTCGCCATCCTCACTTCCTCCCCGGCTCGCCGGTATAAAGCCGCTGATCCGCGGCGGATTGCCCCTTCCAGCTCGCGAGATCCGCTCGCGCCCAGCCGTGCACCTTGGCGCGCTCGGCCAAGAGATTGAGGTTGACCGCGACCCGTCCGGTGCAGCCCTCCACGACGCGGTTGATGTGCGCGAGCAGGTCCTCGCCGACGTCCAGGCCGGGGCAGTAGAGCCGAGCCAGCGCCTGGCAGTCGCCGAGACTGGCCGGCTGAGCCTCGATCCAGTGCAGGACGCGCCGGTGCACCGTGTTGTTGCGGGCCTTCATCGCGGTGGAGAGCCGCTCCTCGCCGATGAAGAGGATCGGCGCCTTGCTGCCCTCGTAGATGTCCATGAGGATCTGCGCGCGCCCCTTGTCGACCAGGTAGTCCGCCTGATCGATGATCAGCGGGCGATTGCTCAGGCTGAGCTGCTCGCAGACCTGATCGAGCATCTCGGCGACCGTATTGGCGGGCAGGATGCCCATGTCGCGCAGGATGTTGATCAGGATGTGTTTGGTGGACCACAGGCTCTTGAGCTCCACGTAATAGGCGCGGGTCTGGTTGGCCGTGTAGGCCGCCGCGCTGCTTTTGCCGTACCCGCTGCGCCCGTACAGACAAACCAGGCCGGGCAGGCCGTTGACCCGGTCCATGGCGCTGAGCATCGCGGAGAGCGTTGCGCCGACATTGGTGAGCGGCGCCAGGGTGGCGGCCGCGCTTGGCTGTGTCATAATTCCAACTCCGTTGAGTCCTGCGTTGTCCGGTCGGGGTTGCTGGCAGGCGACCCCGACCACCCTTCAAAGCCCTTGCGGGCGCTAACCCCGAGCCTTTCCTGTCGGCCCGTATGCTTCGAGCGAGGGATCCTCGCTCATGATTTTCTCGGCCTTGAACTCGGCGCATTCCTGGTACGCACGCCACCAGCGCAGCGTCTCCGAGCCGTCCGCGTGCTCGCCGCGAACCACCTCCGCGTCGACCTTCAACCACTTCAGATACCGCGTCCTCGAGGTCTCCAGCTGGACCACATTCGAGCCGCCGCCCACGGGCGCCTGAATGGTGTCCAGCGCCGCCGCAACGGCGATCTGCTCGGGGGTGTCGATGCGCATCGGCGCCGGCTCGGACGCGCGCGCAGCCTCCGCCGCCGCGTCGAGCATCGGGGTTGTGTAGGGGGTGGTTTCGCGGGGGAACTCGACGAGCTTGCCGGACTGTTTGGCGCGGTACTTGAGCACGACCTCGGCCGGATTCTTGGCCTGCTCCTTCTTCATGGCCTTGAGCTCGGCGCGCTTCTCGCTATCCAACTTCTTTTGCTCGGCGCGAGCGGCGCTGGCGTACTCGGCGCGACTGATGCCGGTCATCTCCGGGCACTCGGCAACACAAAGGAAGCGGTCCTCGCTGAAGACGTAGATCCGCCCCAGATCCGCGGGGTCGTAGCGGATGAACACGGCATTGCCGACCTGACCCTCGAAGCCGGATCGCGCGATGTACTCGCGGTTATCCCAGCGGATCCCGTTCTTGGTGAGGTTGCGCGTCTCCCCGAACGTCAACAGCAGGAAATCCAGCGCGCGGGGGTCGACCGTGCGGACTTCGCCGGTCCAGGCGGCCGCCTTCGCGAACGGCGTCATCCCGCGCATGCCCTCGCCCGAGTGCGGGTCCTGGTGATAGACAGCCTCGACCCACTGATCCAGCGTCCGCTGCAGCTCCGCGCCGCTCATGGACACCTCGATCGTTTCCCCGGGCGTCATCACACGCTTGGCGAACGTCTCGCGGGCGCGGATCGCCTCGCGCTCGGCCACGTTGTGACCGATGTAGCCTGGCAGCAGCTTGCAGACGCCGTGCGTGACCGTCTGCAGCGCGCGTTCGATCGTCCCCTTCTGTTCGGAGGCGAACGGGATACACAGCAACGGCTTGATGCCGAGATGATGAAAGGCCGTGTCCATGTGCCTGGACGTGTAGTCCTTGCCGTTGTCGGTACGCACCTCCTCGGGCACGCCCCATGCGAGGATGGCGCGGCGCAGGCACCGCCCGACGGCCTCCGCCGAGCTCGTTGGGTGGACGTAGAGCATCAGCCGGCGGCTGTAGAGATCGATGCAGCCGATCACGGAGTGACGCCCGTCGGTCAGCAGCCAGTCGCCGGGGGTGGAGTCCATCTCCCAGAGCTGGTTGAGCCGGACGATGTGCTCGTGATGACTGCCCAGCGCCAGTTGATAGCGGCTCTTGTACGCGCCGGGGTTGGTGGCAGCCGCCCAAATGGCATGGTTCTCGGCCTTCCAGAGGCGCATGAAGCGCTGAAACGTCGTCAACCCGGGAATCTCGACGCCGTGCGCCGCCAGCTCCTCGCCCTTGGCGCGTGCCAAGGCATACAGATCCTTGCCGCTGATCTGCGGCGTCGCGGCCATCTGCCCCAGCACCAGCCGATACAGCGCCGGCTGCGCCTCGATCTTCGAGCCCCCTTTACGGTTGCCGTAACCGTCGGTTAGCCCCCAAATCCCGTCGCGCTCGTAGTCCAGCGCCCAGAGCTTCAGAGTCGCTGCCGTGAGCGCCCGCCGCCCGTGACGGCGCGGCAAGGCGTCGGCCGCAACCTTCGGCACCGGGACCTTTGCCAGATTCACCCGCTCCGCCAGCTCCAGGCGCGCCGCCTTGAGCGTCATTCCTTCTTCGCGCACGATCTGTCCGCACGCCAAGACAAACCATTCGCGGCCCTGGGCGCGCAACCGCTTGGGGTGCGTCGGCGCGAGGGCCGAAAACTTCGCCAAACCCTCGGCTTTGCGGCGCTGCCGCGCGAGCGCCTCCTCAGCCGGATCCGGCTTCGGCTCCGCGGGAATCGGAAGCGTCTCGGGCACAGGGATCGCGGCCACGAGTTCGGCGATCCGAGCCGTTTCCGCAGCGGCTTTCAGGTGGGTTTGCGTGGCCTCGGGGAGGCTGGAGATACGGTATTCAAGACCCTTGCCCTTGGCGCGGGGGCGGGATTCCCAGTGATTACGAAGCGATGCCTTGAGCTTCCCGCGCCGAGTACCGGGCAGGCCGGGGAGCCCATCCATTTCCGGGATGGTGATCCACGTGTCGGCGAGTAGGTCAGCCATGATCGCCACCCTGCAAATCCAGCTCGGGGGCATCCATCCGCGCGACGTTCTCGCGATGCCACGCCAGCGCCTGCAGACTAACCGTCAGCTCCGCGTGCACCTCCGCGACACTCGCCTCGCCGCGATAACACCGGATCAATTTCGCGGTGGCATCGGCGATAATCGCCTGAAGCGCCGCCAGGGACTCGGCATCCGCCGGATGACCCTTGGGCAGCGTGATCACGATCCGCCCCGCCCCGCCGGCCAGGTACTCGGTCACGTAATGCGCGCCGCAAGCGTGCTCGAACGCCGGGATCTTGCTCGCCGGCAGCCGCCCGTCGGCCATCCATTTGTAGAGGGTGTCGACCGTGACATCCAGCAGATCCGCCAGCCGCTCCACACCGAGCCGCTTTTTCTCACGCGCGTGGTCCTTGCAGGCACGGATCGCCTCGCGCAGATCGCGGGGCTTCCAATGGGCGGTGTGGCGTGGAAACGGCATGGCGGCGATCCTTCTAAAAATCGGGTTTAGCGGCCCTTGCGGGAGCGTCTAGCCTTGGAGTCGAGAGCGGCGCGCTGGCGTGCAGCAGCCTTCTCGGCCCGAGCGGCGTAGCGCTCCGGCCAGATCTCGTCGGGGGATACCCCGATGGCCTCGGCGACCAGGCGCTCGCCCTTCGGCCAAGGGCGCTGAATGACGACCTGGACCACCGTTGGCGAATACCCGTGGTGTACGGACAGCCGACGGAACGACCATCCGCGCTTCTTCAGCGCCGCGCCGATGTCGGCGGGGTGCCAGTTGGTCTTGCTTGGGGGTGTATGCTCTTTCATGGCAGATATTATGTGCCGCTAAAACGCGACACGTCAACGCCTTTTAGCGGTTCCGATTCAAATAAACGCGGCTCGGCAACCGATAAAACACTTCAAACCGAGAAACACATGAAAAACATAGAGATGAAGGAAAAGGAACCGCGCGCCAGTTCCGATTCCCCAGTTCCGATTCAGGACGGCGGGATGAGAAGACGCATTTCATCGGTGATTGACGAGGCGGGAAGCCGAACAAGAGCGTCTGAAGTGTCCGGCGTTTCTTCGGATATGCTCGCGAAGTATGTCAGCGGCACCAGCCGGCCGCGTTTCGAGGCGATCGCCAGACTGTGCGTAGACACTGGGGTGTCGCTGGACTGGGTTGCGACAGGGGAAGGCGCGCGATACCGCCAAGACATTGACGAGAAAGGGGGCAAATTTGCAGCCGCATGCCTGCAGGACGAGCAAAAACAGGGCTACCGATACACCCGGATAGCCGCCGAGGACGTGGCCGACGAGGTTGTTAACGCCTTCCTCTGGTTGAAGGAGATCGCTGCGACGGAGCGGCTGGAACCGCCCAGGGACGCCCTTGCAGACCTCCTCAGGCTGGCCGTCTCCCTGCCGCGGATACCGGAGAACGCAACCATCCTCGCCCGCGTCATGCGCCAAATGTGCCGCTAATCCACGTTCATCCATGTTGCGCCGCCCATTCCCTGAAAATTCCCTGGAGTGCCGAAGAAATGCCGCCTTTACTGCTACTTAGCGCGCTTTATCTCGACTTGTCCCTACTAGTCCCATGTCTTAAACCATGTTGCGTCTAACAGAGGTGGCCGGGAATCCGGCGAGGCAATGCTATCGATCAGCCGACACCCTCGCCGAACGACGACCCGAACAAAAAAGGCTTACGATCAGAAACCGTAAGCCTTTTTTGTATTTGGTAGCGGGGGCAGGATTTGAACCTACAACCTTCGGGTTATGAGCCCGACAATAAGCGTTTTGATCGGCGTTAATCGAGATTTCAAAACCCAACTAAAACCATTAAAATCAATTAATTGGATCTGTCTCTAAATTCCAGAAGATTGATTTACGTTAATCAGCGTTCCATAATTCCGGCTACATAGTGGCTACTTCATGGAATCATTGGGATATGGCAACAGCCCGATTGACTGCCGGACGTGTGCGCGACTTCACCTGTCCGGACGATAAGCAGCAAGCATTCCTCTGGGATACCGACACCCCTGGTCTGGGTGTCCGTGCGACGCGCGGAAGCAGATCTTTTGTCTTCGAGGGTCGCCTTGCGGGCAGAAAGATGCGGATCACGATCAGCGATGCCCGCGTCCTGGACATCAATGAGGCACGCACTCAGGCCCGCCGTCTGCAAATCCTGATCGACCAAGGGATTGACCCGCGCGACGAGAAGAGAGCGCAACTCGCCCGAGCCGCCGCCGAACGCCTGGATGCCGAACGGCAGGCCAAGGCCGAAGCCAATGCCCAGCTCCGACAGTCCATCCTGGTTCGCGATGGCTGGGATGCCTACATCACCGATCGCCGCGCGCATTGGGGCGAGCGCCACTACCTCGACCACCTGCACCTTGCCCAGCCGGGGGGCGAACCCAAGAAGCGCGGCAAGGGCCAGACCGCACCCGGCCCGCTGGCGCCGCTGTTGGCGCTGCGCCTGGTCGAGATCACCCCGGAACGCATGACGGCTTGGTTGAAGGAGGAGTCGGCCGGTCGAGCGACGCAGACCCTGCTCGCGTTCGGGCTTTTCAAGACCTTCGGCGTGTGGTGCGAGGAGCGCGCGGACTACCGCGGTCTTCTCGATCCCGCCGCATTCACCGCACGCTCGGTTCGCGAGGCACTGCCGAAGAAAGGCGCCAAGGACGACGTGCTTCAGAAGGAGCAGCTCAAGGCGTGGTTCGCCGCCGTTCGCCAGATCGGCAGCCCGACCATCTCGGCCTATCTGCAAACCCTCCTGCTCACGGGCGCCCGCCGTAACGAGATCGCCACCCTGACCTGGGAGAACGTCGACTTCCAGTGGGGGTGCATGACGATCCGCGACAAGGTGGAAGGCGAGCGCACCATCCCGCTGACGCCCTACGTGGCATCGCTGCTCGGCGCCCTGCCCCGCCGCAACCCCTGGGTGTTCAGTAGCCC